TCCAAATCAAACACACCGGTTGATGCCAAAATTGTTGATCCGGCTTTTACTTTGATAGTGATTTCGGAACGACCACCTCCACCGGTTGCATTTATTTTTCCGCCAATTTTACCATGAAAAGAATCGCCAATTTGAAAAACATCCCTATCAACTAATAATGAACCAACACCCGAACCAACCAATGTTTGTTCGCCGGTTGTGTTTATTGTTGCACTTTGCGTTGTTTGTGAATATAAACCACCCGAACCCATTGCGGACTTTATTACCGAACCCTTAATTTTTGCGGTTTGATATGTTGCACCATCCCAATAATCGATGTCGTAATAATCATCATCACCGAATGTTGTTCGGTCAATTGTGTACTGATTAATTTGTTGTCCCATTGTATTATGTTTTTATTTTTGTTTGTCCTGATGTGGTCAATTTTTGTTGTCCATCTGTCATTAATTTCACAACGTCACCATCATTGCAACCTTTTATTTTTGATGTAAATTTCACACCATTTGATAAATCTATTTTGTCCGGATCAAAAAAGCATTCCAATCTTGCAACATCCGGTGTTGGAAATGTCAAATCACAACGCAAACCGCTTAACGGAAATAATGGATTTGAAAGATTGTTGTCGTAATCAATCGCGGTTGATGATATCCAACGCGGATTTGAATTTTGTGGTTCAATGGTAATCATTCCCCAAACCGAATCGGTAATCCATGCCGAACCATCAACAAACGTGTGTGTTGCCACAACTCGCATCAATAAACCCTCCGTTACAACTTGAACATTTTGTGATGTGCTATCGATATATAATTCAATTTCTTGCAAAATATTCGGATCATGATTGTAGTCATCAATATTTATAAAATCGGTGTATTGATAATTGACCAATTCATCGATTCCATAATTGTTTGTTTCCGTTCGCACATTTTCAACAACCAAACGCAATTTCCAATCATCTTGATTTCCAAATGGTACATAATTCCGAACTTGTTTATCAGGAAAGAAATCCGCATTTGCATTGATTTGTGCAATCCATGTTTCCCATCTATAAATGTAAGGAAAATATAATTTGACCGCATAAGATTTTGCCGGTACTGATACCGAATAATCGTTTGTCAAAGATGCAACACGTTTTTTTGATGTTGTTGGCAATTCAGTCAAAACCGGTGATTCTAATGCCAAAACCATTTGGTCATTTACAAAAGGAATACCATTCAAATTGAAATTGACTTGTTGCAATGTGAATTTGTCTTGACTTGTTATATTGTACGCCTCAATTCGTGCGTTCAAATATCCCATTTCAATTTTGTCCTTAAATCTAAATTTACCAACAAATGCAAAATCATCTTCAACATTTCCGGTGTAACCCCTTACCAAATCACTTGAAAAAGTTGTGTTTTCTGAATGGTCAAAATAATCCGAAACAATCATTTCCAATGGTTGTGTTTCCTTTGGTGAACACGTTAATTGACCATTAAAAACCAATAAATTCACGTTACCAAATCGACACCAAAAATAGAATGTTCGGTCACCTTGTGAACGATTTGCCATAAAATTAGCAAATGCCGGTGATGGTGTGATTAATGCGGTGATTGTGTGTTGTGTTCCGCTTGTAAAAATTGATTGATATTCCAAAAACCATTTCGCCGTTTCGTCATTTGCTTGTGATACCAAACTTTGACCAACAAACATATCGGTTGTTGGAATCATCATTGCGTAATTTGTCGCGGTGTTTGGTTGATCCTTATAATATGTAGCTTGACCGGAAACATATGCACCCCCAAGACCAAAATCACTTGATGCCGAATCCACAACGAATTCAATTGTTGTTGGTTCACAATAGCTAATTTCAGAAATCGATTCAACAATTGTTGCGTCAATTACTCCGGTGTTAAATGGTTGATTAAACCATCCGGTGTCGGCATCATCGTTGAATATTTCAATGGTATTGTCAAAGGGTTCACCAATGTTTGTTTGCCACCTTTGTTTTGCGTATAATTTCAAACAATTGTTAAAATCAAAATTTGCGGTGTTATACAATCCACTCATTTCGAAATTAATTTCCAAAGTGTAAAATCGTTGTGTTGCCGTTGATGATATTAATGATAAATTTGACGTTACCGCAAACATTCCCGATTTATTACCAACTTGTGTTCCAAGAAAAGGTGACGCACCGGTCAAATCAAAATTAAATGTTGTGACCTCACCATCAATCAACGAATATTCCGAACCTTGTGAACCATTGCCAACCATATTGACGTTTAATTCCAAACCATCGCGTTGGTCTTGTGCTATTATTCGCAACGCCTCATCAGGTAAAGTATACCATGTTGCCAAAGTTGATGCAACTTTTATTTCAGAACCCGAAACCCAATCAATCGTTGTTGTTGTCGAATCTAATGTTGCACCGGTTAATATTGTATATCTTAAAATTTCAATTGTTTGACCACTCCTGAAACCCTCCGATTCAAAATCACCACCAACCCATGTGATAATGTTTGTTAATCCGTTTTGTTGCAATGTATTTGATTCCGCAGTATTTACCGAAATATTTTCGGTGATTGACAATTCCGATTGTATAAAATCACCCACATTTCCGCGTAAATACGTTGTGACGTTTCCCCAAATATCGCGAAAACTATTATTTGTTATCGTAATCGGCATATTTTTGTTGTATGTTGATTATTTTATTCAAATCTTTTTCATCAAATGCTTTTTGCAAATCTTTATTGTCTTTTATAATCTGTGAAACCTTTTCCGGATCGTGTTCCATTATTGATTCCAACGCTTTTTGATTTATTTCACGCAATTTGTCCATGTTTTTGGACATTTCTTTTGCTAAATTTTTAAAATCATCCATTATTCATCAATTGTTAATGTTATCACCTTGTTTGATGCGTAGTTTTCACGTTGTTTGTACGTGATTTGTGCAAAACTTTGTTCGTCAATCCACTCAATTTTCAAAATTTCAACCAAAACACCATTGATTTCCGCATAATTATTGTTCAACAAAGTTACGAATTCTGAATGACTTAATCGAATACGTGCATTTTCAATGATTATAAAATCATTTTGTTGAATTTCGTTTATTTGATGAAAATTGTTCCATAAAGAATTTGCGGATATAAAATCAAAATAATTTTGTTCCTGAATCAACTCATTTGGTTTAATTGCACCGGTTTGTCCATACAATACTTTTGTTGTACTGAAATATAATTGACTAATTTGCAAACAATCTTTCCTTGAATCAATTAGTGATGTCAAACTTGATGATCCGCCGAAAACATTAATAATATTGTCAATCGTTTCAAATAATTCCCTTGCCACTTTTTCCACAAAATTTAATTGCGTTTTTCTTGAACCTAATGAATACGGTATCGGCACTTCATTCAATCCTTTTATTGTAATTAAATCATCATGTGTGACCGGAAAATTAGGTTCGGTTGAAAATTCCGCGTCATGGTTGTCGTATGTTACCGAATCAAGTGTGTGCAAATCTGAATAATCCAAAGAATATCGGATGTAATATCGTTTCCAAATTTCATCGGTGTTATATGTGTATTCGTTATCCCTATCGGATTGTAATGACAACGCCGGTTCAATTACGTTAATGGTTTGGTTTTGTAGCCAATCGCGTCTTTCAATCCTGACAACACCATTGCGAACAATCAATTGTGCATTAAACATTGTTTCAAGCGAATCGATAAATTGACCAAATGTTGACACCGAATCGGATGATGATGGAACACCTTTTGAAAATGGAAATGTTTCAAGATTATTGAACGAAATATCACCAAACACGCTTTCCCTATCTCGTGTTAATGGTACCGGTAACAATGCAAAATGTGGATATTGATTGAATAAATCACTTTCAAACGTAAAACCAAGATATTCACATCCTTTTGTTAATAATTCGGTAAAATAACACGCCGGTAAAAACTTTTTTGATGGAAATAATATGTTCAATAATTGTTTTGCAAGTTTTATTACAATAATAATCAAAGCGAAATAATATGCAAGTTTTACAATTAAATTCAATGATGCCTCAAGAATACCACCCAAATCGACTTCCGGCGGAATTGATGGTGTCAATGCACCTTGCAATTGGTTGAATGCTTCCGCCGTTTCTTTTGTTGCCTGAATTAATGCTTCACCCATAATAAAACCGGTAATCGCAATATTTAAAAGTAATTCACCTTGATTGTCTTTTATTACAAAAAACGGAACTTTGGATGTATTAAAAATTACTCCTTTTGCTAACATCAATTCAAATGTTGTTCCATCCGCACGTTCCTTGAAATTATCTAATGCATTACGCTTTTTTAATTTCACTTCGATTTCATGGTCACGAACCTTGACACCATCAACCAAATCAACGTAGTATTGTAACGTCACACCGCTTGTTTCAACATCGTATGGAATACCCTCAAACAATCCAACATTCGTGATGTGGTTTCGGATCAATTCGTTTGCCTCACGCGGTAAAATAACCGAATCAACATTCAATTGAACGAATTCAGGATTGCCGGAAAAATCCGCAACAACACCAATTTCATTTCGGTTTCGCGGTGATATTTCAATGTTGTTTAAGAAATGCCTCATTTTACTTTGTATCTGTTATAAACAATTGTGTTTCCTTGTTTTGTTGATTTAACAATTTCCATTGCACCTTGTGTGATTTCGCCCAATTGAATATTTGTTTCGGGTTTGTCCTGAATGACTTGTGTTAAATTATCCAAACGATTAACCAACACCGCCAATTCCAAAGCACTTGAAACTTGTGAATCCGAACGAACAATTTTTCCGTTTTGGTATTCCATTGCTAAATTACTCAATTCATCGTTTGTAAGACCTCCAATTTGTTCATTCAATGCTTTTGGCACAACACGTTCGTTTGGATGTAATACGGAAAGGAAACCGCCTTTTCCATCGATTCCACGACCATTTGTTCCGGTGTCATCAATACCACTTTCAAATGTTGGTAATGACTGAATGAATTGATTTAAAACTTGTGTGTCGCGAATTGTTTCCGCTAATGGATTTTTTGAATTTGATTGGATTTTTGAATTGTACGTTGAAAAAACACTTTGAGCCAATTGGATTCGTTGTTGCCTTTGTTGTTCTTCTAACTTTTTGCGATTACCCTCCGCGATTATTTTTTGTTGTTCCGCCAAAGATTCTTTTGCATCAATGTTGCCTTGTTCCGCCAAAGTTCGCAATGTGTCCGCTTGTTTTTCTGCCATTGAAATTTCCTTTTCTATTGCGTCAATTTTTCGGTTCGATTGTTTAATGAAATAATCCGCACTTGCTTTGACCAATGCATCCGATGATTCAAATATTTTTTTATCCGCATCGGTTGATGAATCAACCAATTTTTGATTGTAATCCTCAAAACTTTCCAATGCTTCATTGTCCAATTCTTTTTTGTCGTTTATTCCTTGTTCATGAATTATTAGTTTTTCGGTTTCCGCGTCTTTTCGTCTTTGGGTTTGTTCTTCAACAAGTTCATCATCCTTTACATCAAAATCCGCATTGATTTTATCAATTGCGTCTTGTGTGATGTCTTTTTGTCCAAGTAACCGGTCACGCTCTTTTATCAACGCATCCATTTCTTTTTGTTCCGTTTGTTCAATTTTTCGGTCAACGGCATCCATTTCATATTGAACACGTTGGTCAATGAATGTTTTTTCCAATTTGGTTTTTTCTTGGATCATTTGGTTTAATAAATTGGCATCAAATTTTCCGGTTTCTTCAATCAATTTTAATTGCCTTTCAAATTCCGCATCAATGTCTTTTTGTGACGTAATCAATTCGCGGTCTTGTTCAATTTCCAATAACTTTTGTTGCAAATCAATTTGCCTTGACAAATAATCGTTTGTGTCTTTTAATTGTGTATTGAATGTTTTTATTATTTTAGTGTTATTTTTTGTGTTTGTAATTCTATTTTTTCCTGAATCTTTTTGGTCCTGAACAACTTCCTTTTCGGTGATTTGTAAATCTTCCAAAATTGCTTGATATTCTTTTTTGGAATTAATTAAACCAATTTCAATTTCTCTTTGTTTATCAACATCCTCAATGTATTTTTGTCTAAATTTAGGATTTTCAACTCGAATTTGCCTTGAAAGTTCTTTTTCTGATTCGGCGGTTTTGATTTCTTGCAATTTTAGTGTTTTTTCCTCCTCATCAATTATCGCCTGAATTACTTTTTTCTTTTTTTCTAAAGCAATTAATTCATTTTTATCAATTTGTTTTTGATTTTTCCCAAGATTTGCAACTCTCAATTCATTTTCAATCTTTGTAAAATCCTCCATTCGCTTTTTTTCAATGTTTTGAGTCCTCTCATTTAAACCTTGTTGTACTTTTGCCCTTGCATTTTTTCTTGATTCAACTTTTTGTGCTTGTCTTTCTTGTTTTAATTCTTCTTCCCTAGCTTTTTTTGCACCTGATGCAACATCGTACCATGCCGTAGCCAACTCGGTAACGGCGGTTATAATCAAAAATATTCCAATACTTGCAAACGCACTTCCAAATCCTTTTACCGCTTTACTTGAATCTTTTGTTGCCCTTGAAAGTTTAATTTGTTCTAATCGGTACGCCCTTGTCATTGGAATTTGTTTCGCAAATTCTTTTCCCAATTTTAAAAAATCGGTATTATACAACTTTTGTGCGGTTCGTAATGCTATCATTGTAGCTTTGTAAATAACAAACGCACGAACCAATTTATAAATGACGCTCACAATTTGCGGTAAATGTGTTGTAATCCATTGAATAAATGTTGTAAAACCTTGCATCGAATTTTCGCCATCTGTTATTCCAAGAAATAAATCCGTAAATGCATTTTTTAATTCTATTAATGCATGACCTAATGTTTGCGTTCTTGTGTTTGCTTGTTCTTGTGCCGTTCCAAGTGTGTGCATTTTATTTTCCATTTCGGAAATTGCATCAACTTGTGTCAACATTGCCTTTGCACCAACAATATTTTCCGCACCAAATACCTTGACCAATGCATTTTCATCTTCCAATAATGGCAACAATGTCCGAACACGTTCTTCAAATGTCAATGATTTATCCGAAAGTTTTTCAACATTAATACCGGCTTTTGCAAATTCTTTTGCCAATTTTGGTGTTCCCTCCGGTGCGGACATTTTCAACATTATGTTTCTTAATGCCGTACCAACTTCCGCACTTTCTTTAAATGATGGTTTTAATAATTCAATCATTGCCACCGATTCCTCAATTGACACGTTGAAACCATCCGCAACACCACCAAATTTCAATAATGCATCGGTGATTTGTGGTATTTCCGCCGAACCAAATTTCGCACCATTTGCCAACACATTTACAAACTTTGCCGACTCTTCCGCCGGTGCTTTAAATTGATTTAATGCACTTGTTAAATTTTTCGATGCTTCCGGCAAATCCAATCCGGATGCTTGTGATAATAGAATCGCACTTTTGGTAACTTCATTCAATGCTTGTGCGTTTTCAAGCAATTCAGGTTTTGCCGAACCTATTAATTTATATGCTTCAACAACCGCACTTGCACCACCATCAACTTCGATTCCAAGTTCCCTTGCTTGTTTCTTAAAGAATTGTAAGTCTTTACCACTTGCACCGGTTATTGCACTTAAATCCGCAACCGCTTTGTCAAAATCAATTATTGATTCGACACCACTTCGAACAATTGTTCCAATTCCAAATGCCAATCCTAATTGTGCCAAACCGCCACGCAACTTGTTTAATGCACCGGTATAATTTCCAACATTTCTAAAATTATCACCGACTTGTTTGTCAAGTTTTTTTAATTGTGCATCACCTTGTTGTGCGGATTTTGTGACACGTTTATATTGTTGTTCTAATTTATGGTATTGTTTTGTGTTCTTTTTTCCGGTTTGCTCAAGATGTAACAATTCCGCACCCAAAGTTTTTGATTCGTTTTTTAAATCCCTTGTTGCTTTTACAAGTTGTTTATAGGCATCTTTTTCATCCTTTGCAAGTTTTACCGCTTTTTGCTTTTGCTTGTTGATCCGTTCTTGTTGCCTATTTTCGGCGGTTTGCGTTCGGATTTTTTGTTGTTTAAGTTTTTCCGATTGTTGTTCGGCAATGGCTTTTTCCTTTTCAAGTTTGATTGTATCGCGTTGCAAATTGTTCGCTTTTTCGACCATTTGCATAAACTCTTTTAACTCTTTTGCACCGCCAAATTTCGCTTTTGAAATATCGTTTTTTAAGGTTGCACCAATCTTTTTGAACTCATCATCGATTTTGTCCAAAGTGACCATTGTCTTTTCCGCACTTTCGCGGATGCCTTGAAAAATATCCTCTTTTTCAAATAATTCGTTTGCTCTAATCTTTGCCATTGCTTTGTTTATTAAATCGTTCGTATTCGCGAACCAAATTAAAATATTCTTTTGCCTTTATTTTTTTTATGTCAATCCATTGTCCCATCCATTTTGATAAATGAATCAATGTTTGTTCAATCGTTATTCCTGAACCGGCGTTTGCCATCATGCCGTTTAATTTTGTTATTTGCATATCAATCAAAGTCATTTTGAATCGGTCACGTTTTTCGACAAATTCACATTGTAGTATTGCTTTTTTTCGCATTGCTTCCAACAACTTTGTGTGTAATTTACCAAGACCGAATTCCTTAATGTATTGGTCATATATACCCAACCAATGTGATTCATCCAATTTATTCGTTCCTGACTTACTTTTTCGTACAAATTCATATTCACCTTTTTGACATTTGATAAAATTATGCAAAGGAATGTCATCTAATTCCGAGTAATATTCGTGCTTCGTTGATGTATTTTTCCTTAACCTTTTGAGCCAATTTATCTTTATTTTCATCCGTTAATCCTAAAATTGCTTCCTTTGAAATATTATTCCGAACCCACCAATTTTCATTTTCCATTTTAATCGTGTCCGCTTCGATTTCAAAAACTTGTTTCCCTACAAAAATAACAAATGAATTATAAAAATCACCGGTGTCAAAAAGTGTGTAATGTGTTCCGGCTACTTTTTGCGGATTCATCATTTCGGTTGCTTCCGAATACGTTCCAATAACATCACCGGTTTCATCAATACCCTTTTTAAATAATTGGTCTTGCCGAACCAAATCCATAATCCATCGTTTAAAAGGTTCATTTTGAAACACTCGCAACCATACCAAATCCGCGTTCAATGTTTCCACACGCCGGATCAAATAACCGATTGCCGTATCACCAAATAAACTCATTTTTTACGTTGAATTTTTTTTAATTTCTTTTTGTTTATGCTTTTCGCTTTTTTTTGCGGTCCGACCGGTCGAATCTTTGATTCTTCCAAGACTCGGAGTAATTTCGCTTGCGCTTC